GCGCTCGTTGGAGGGGATTGCGCGCTGGTCATTTCGGGGGATACTCGCCCCCGCGTGGATTTCCTGCCAGCGGTTAACTACGCATTTCGGGGCGGCTTCTCAATAACTTCATCGCCATGATTTTCACGCCACCGGAAACGCTCCGCGACTATCTTCCGGCCTATGCGCTGACGCATCCGCTATCCGCGCAGGCGCTGCGGCAATACGGCATCGCCGTGGCGATGCTAGACCGTTGGGCGGGGCATCATGTTCGGCTAGATGAACTTGACGCGCAAAAGGTTTCCGCGTGGCTGGCTCAATATTCGCAGACGGTTAAGCCGCAAACCGCGCGGAGCAAGCGCCGGCAAATACTCGCGCTCTGGCGGGCGGCCGTCGATGATGGTTACGCCGATCCCGTGGCGCTGATGCGCCGCGTTCGCCCCGTGCGATGCCCCCACGTTCCGCCCGTTGCTTGGACGCTGGACGAAATCAATCGGCTGATCGCCGCGTGCGCCTTTATCCCGCGGTGGCATCGATGCGGGCTGCGGCGTTCCGAGTGGTGGGCGCTGGCTATCCGCGTGGCCTACGATTCTGGCCTTCGTTGGGAAGATCAAATGTCGCGGCTGACCACCGACCACATTTCACCCGATGGCTACATAGCATGGTCGCAACACAAAACCGGGCGCGTTGTCGTGTCGCGGCTGGCGCCCAAAACAATGGAAGCCCTTGCGGCCTCGCTGGAGCGATGCCCGCGGAAACTGGTAACCCCGTGGGAGGGCAGCCACGAAACGTTTTCGGATCAAGTGCGGACGCTCGCGCGGAAGGCGGGCATTCGCGCGGGAACGTGGAAATGGATTCGAAGGGCAGGGGCTACCGAATGCGAGATTCAAGAGCCGGGAGCCGCGGCGCGGCATCTAGGCCACGCGCCCGGTTCGAACCTCGCGTATACCTCATATGTCGATCCGGCGATTGTGGCGGCGCATCGCTCCAACCCTCGCCCGCGGGAACTTGCTTGACTGCCGGCATCCAATCGGCAATACTGCCAGCATGGCAAAACCCAAAAACCAGATCGACCTAACCAAATACGTTTCCGTTGGCAGCGCCGCCGACTCCGCGGGAGTCTCGCGGCTATGGATGCGGGAACTGATTAAGGCGGGCAAGGTTGCCGGAATACAGATCGATGGCCGATGGTTTGCGGAAGCCGCGGCCGTGGCGGCCTACCAGCGAACCGATACCGGCCGCCCCCGGATTGAGCGGACGCTACCGCAAGCCGCGGCGGCAGCCGCCTCTAGCCTGCGGAAGCGGGCCGCCCGCCTGATCGCGGAAGCGGAACGGCTGGAAGGTGACGCGGCCGGCAAGCCCGCCCGCCGGGGCTGGAAAACCTAGGTTTCGCGGGGAAAATCGCAGCCCGAAAAAAATCATTTCTCATGGGCTTGACGGGGTATTGCCGAATGGTAATATGTAGGCATGACGCGACCGAGTGAGTCGCGGCCAGAAACCAAAAGGAACCCAAGCCATGACCACGAACGAAAGCCAGACGATCGCAAACGAAATCCTCAACCAGTTGGGCGGCAGCCGATTCGTCGCGATGACGGGCGCCAAAATGTTCGCCCACGATGCCGGCTCCCTCCGATTCCGCCTGCCGTCGCGGTTCGCCACCGCCGGTATCAACTTCGTGAAAATCACGCTGACCGCTGCGGACGATTACACCGTCGAGTTTGGCAAGGTTTGGGGAATCAACTACCGCATGATCGCCACGCAAACCGGCATCTATGCCGACACGCTGCGGGCGGCCTTCACGCAAGCCACGGGCCTCGACTGCACCCTCTAGGACGATTCGCCCCGGCGGCAACTTCGCCGCCGGGGTTTCAGACTCTTGGAAAAGGAACTTAAGCGATGATTACGGAAAAACTTTTTGACGCGATCGACGATAGCCAAGATGGAAAGCCGCTGCGGAAGTTTTGCCGCGGCATGATGGAGGATGACGTTTTGCGAACCGACGAAGCCGTTTCGATGCTGATCGTGTCGGCAATCCTCGCTTCTCGCGGCGCCGACGATTTCATCGAATGCCTCGACTACGCGGCGCGTGAAATCCAAAACGCAAGGAACGTCGCGTTTAAGAGCATCGGCAAGGAATCGGACGATCCAAACCCGATTCCGATCGTTTGGGAGTCGATGCAAAAAAAGAAATAGCCAGCCCGCCCCCGGCGGCATCCTGCCGCCGGGGGTAGGTCTGGCCGGCTGCCGGCCCCCGCGGGATCGTGGGAAAAACCCACAATCCCACGGGAAAACGGCCCCAAAAAATATTTTTGGTGGAGGGGCTTGCGGAGTATTGCCGATTGGCTATACTACACCCATCACGCGGACGATTGAGCCGCGGGAAACTTCAAAAGGAACCTCGACAATGAACGCCACTTTTTACGATCACGCCAAGAATCTTTCGAACGTTGCCAAGGCTTCGGCCGTCGCCCGCGTTCGCCGCGAACTGATTGCCGAAGGGGCTGCCTACCGCGTTGAGTTTGTAGCCAGCAACGGCCAGCGGAAGTATTGGGACGGCGGCCGGTATGACGCGCTGGGGCTTGCGAAAGACCTTCGGTTTAACGGAGTTTCGGTTGTGATGTACGGCCCCGCCGGAAACCAGATCGATATCGAAGCCGCCCGCTACTAAGCCGCCCCCGCCGCCCCGGCAATCCCGCCGGGGCGGCCAGCAACCCCACAAGCCATAGGAACCCAAGCCATGACCCCCGAAAAAGCCGCCCACGTTTCCGCCCTCATCCTCGCCCGCCTCGCGGCCGGCGCCACGGTAGCCGAAGCCCTCGACGCGGTATGCGGGGCCGGCAGCCATGCCAGCCTAGCCGCCTCGCTTTGGGAATCGTTCCGGGGCGGCGAGGCTGCCGCGGGGTGAGCCGCGGCCCCGCCGGCCACGGGGGCCGGCGGGCTGCCTAGGAACCTAAACATGGAACCCACCAAAACCACCGCCGCCGCGATTGTGTCGCTTGTGAAAATGCACAACGAAACGCTAGGCATACTTCGGGAAATCGTCAGCCGCCGCCGCGAGTTTTTGGACGCGACAAGCCGCGGCGCGAAGGAATGCAAGCGGGCGGCCGATGAATGCCACGCGGCGATACGCGAGGCGGAACGGTATCTAGAGCGCAGCGGGGCCGAACTATGAAACCGCGTTGGGATTCCATGTTGCGGGCGCTGCTGCTCTTGCGAATCGGGCAGGAACTTGGAAGCGACTCGCGGCTAGCGCGGGCCGTGGCGGAAACCCTCGATGCGCTGGCTATTCTGATTTCCGTATCACCGCGATGATTCGGCAAAGGTTAAGCCGCGTATCCTGATCCCGAAACCATAAGTTTGCGAACTCGACTACAACGGCCCGCATTAGCAAGCCGATAGCCCGATCGGTTGAGGGGCTACAGCCCCAGCGGTATTCCAACTCCTCGCGGCATTTCGCCGCGCAGACGTTGACGGCGGCGATCGTTTCGCGCCCGGCCGTTTTGGCCGCTTGGTTTTTTGCCAGCCGCAGCATTGCCCGTAGCGGCCACTGGCGCGCGGCTTCTTGCGTCATAACGTCGCAAGTGTTCGGGATCGTCCGCGCCGGCTCCCCGAGCCGATCGCGGATCGTGCGCTGAAGTTCGGCCAGTAGCGCCGTTGAGGAATCACCCACGGGCTACCCCCTCGCCGCTAGCGGCCGGCTGCCGGCGGGCATTTGCCGCCGGGGCAGGGGGCCGCGCCACCCTTGGCGCGCTCGCTGACGCAACGCGGGCAGCCGCACGCGCAACGCTGCTCAATCTTGCCATCGGGCTTCCAGACGCCGCGGACGCAACTGCTGCCGCAGACGCAATCCGTTGGCCCCGGCGGGGCCGGTGGAACTGGGGCCGGGGAACCGTCGCGGGCAAGCGATGCGGCCGCCAGAGCGACGGCAGCGGCGGCGCGGGGCCGCTCGTTATCAATCTGCGCGGGATCGGACGAAAGCCATACCAGCCACGCCACAACCCACCGCCATAGGATCGCCATTTGTCAGACCCCCCGAGCCGCGAACGATCGGTACACAAACAGACATAGCACCGCGCCAATGACAGACCACACTAGGCCAGCCGGCGAGTAGGCATCGCCAGTAAGCAACCCGTTTACCATGCCGCCAACGATGCTACCGGCCACGCCGATAGCGATCGTCTGCCACCCCGGCGACGGCTTATCAAGCGGAACGAACCATTCCGCGATCGACCCCGCGATAAGCCCGCAGACAATCCACCCGATAAGCGAAAACATTACCAACCCTCCCGGTGATTTAGTTCGCCGTGCCGATAAGCGTGATTCGTGTAATGGCTAGCCGTCTGCGGTTGCTCTGCGGCGAGCATTAGCCATAACCCTGTTTTCGCAAGCCGCGCGAAAAACTTCGCTACGGGACGGCTTTTGCCGTTGGGCTGCCACGGCAAAAACGAATCGCCAGCCTGTTGCCCTATCATCCAGCCGCCCGCGAAAATGGCGACGGCTAGCGTGATTGTTTTGCGGTCAAACTTTGGGAACTCTCGCGATTCGCCGGCCGGGGCTACGATCGCGGCGCTAGTTTCGGTCATGCGATGTATCCAGAATGTTCGAAGATTCGACGTTAGGTTGCAACCAATCGCGATGGTTTAAATCGCGATACTTAAATCCGTTCGTGTCGCCGATCGCCCAAGCATCTTCCAGCATTCGCTCCACTACGGAGCGCCTAGCCCAAAACGAACCATCCGGCTGATCCGCCGGCCATTTCGGCCCGGATATCCAGTTAGGCGACCAACTATTAAGAAGGAGAACGCAATCATCCGGCGATCCGTTTTTTTTGTGGCGCACCGCTAGGGCCGCCATCTGGTGCATCCATGTTCCGCTTGCCTCCGCGATGCCGTCGCGGTTGCGAACAGATTGGAACCCCTGCGAAGATGCCAGCGTACACGGATAGCCGCTCTCGATCGCCGCGGCTAGTTCGTCCCATGTTCGAACGCTTACAACGTGTTTGCATGGATGCTGTTTAGCGATGCCATCCATCACCCCCTTATCACCCTTGCCACCGCAACCATACGCGCCCCACTGTTTCGCGCGGTCGCCGCTATAGGTGGTTAGGTCGATTCCATTTACCGGCTCGCGGTAGACCACGCCGAACTCGCGCAAAAACTTTGCCGCGCCAAATCCCGTCGCGCCGTCATTCCAGCCGCCGTAAGGCTGCGCCCCGTCCCCCGGCTTTCCTCTCGCCTCGACCCTCGCGCCGCCGTAGATGGCCTCTGTGCTTGGCATTCGCGGCGGCTCTGGCAGTTTGCCAAGCGACCACGACACAGAATCTTGGCAAAAAATCGCGTGCATCGCACCCCATGCGACACAATCCCCGATCAACTGCCGGCCGACTACGAAAGGCTTTCCATATCTAGCCTGATGCGCCTTATCCATTTGGCGATATAGAAACGTATCGATGCCCTTTGCGTTTTGCATCGCATCGGCGCCGGCCTGCGCGAAAAATCTTTCGTCCCCGAGCGTTGCTAGGAACGCTTGCGTTCCTTCCGGGTCTGGCGTGTAGCCAAACGCGCGCCGCTCCACGCGGTCGAGGATCGTGTTTGTGTAGCGCGCCACAACCACGCCTAGCGCGGAAGTAACGACTACAAACAGAATGGCCGAAATCGAAAACGCTTTAGCGCGCTGCGTCACTGGCGGCCTCCCCTATGGTTCGCAGCGCAGAAATCCACGCGGCTCGCTGCTCCGGGGTTACCGGCCCGCCGGAAGTTCCTACCTCCGCGTCCAGATATGCGGCGATCGCGTCAGCCGCTTTTGGCTGCCTATCCCCGATTGATTCGCCGCGGCAACGCAACTCGCGGGCGCTCTGCCGAAGTTCATCGATCGCCACCCCGGTAGACCATCGCGGCGGTTTGCCCGTCATCGAATCCCATTCGATTTCGTCTGCCAACTCCAAACAGAGCGCGCCAACGGTGGAAGCGTCCGCGCTAGCAGAGCCGCCGACCCATAAGCCGCGAAGGTTTAGCGGCCCGCCGGGCGCCGGCGTTGGTGATGGCGAGTCGGATTCGCCAGACGGGGCAAGGGCAAACGCGAGCGCCGCGGCGATGAGGAACGCGGCAGCGATATGGCGCTTGTCGATATGCGACCAATCCAGCGCCGCATAGAACCGCTGGATATACGGCCAGCCAAACACGGCGCAGCCAGCGACGGCTAAAACCACGCTTACAATCATACCTTGACCCCCACGATATAAAGTTGCAAAACGGCGGGCGGATTTGTGAAAGTGAGCGCCCCGCCGGTAGCGTTCGCCGTGGCGGCGGCCGATAGCGTGATGCTGGTGGCGCTATTGATCGCGGCCACCGTCGCCCCGGCCGGGATGCCCGTTCCGGTAACCGCAAGCCCCACGCGAAGCGCGGCCGTCGAGGATAGCGCGGCCACCGTGGCCGAAGCGCTGGCGAGGTTGCCGGTAAGCGAAACGGATTGCGCCGCGTTGGCGATCGTCACCGTTCGCGAGGTTGCGCTGGTAGGCCAGCCAGCGCCGGGATTCGACGCCAGCCAAACGGCCTGCGCGCCAATGGCTGCGCTGCCGGCAATGTAGCCCGCCCAAAGATTCGAACCGCTGGCGTTGATCGTTACGCCCTCGGATTCCGAACCGTTGACGATCAATAGAGCCTTGACGGTCGCCAGCGATAGCGTTCCCGTGCCACCGAACGCGATGAGCGGCAGCGCCCGCAGATCGATAGACGTTGACGCGCCCGGCGCCACCGTCACAACGTCGCGCCAGTAGCCATTAGCGGCCCCGGCTGCCGTGCCATCGGCCAGCCCCAGCGCGATCGACGCGGTTGCCGTGTCGGTTACTTCGGTGGCGGCTAGCGTGTCGATGAGCCTAGGCACGAAGCGGATAGAGCCGGTGAGAGAAAAAGCCGTTGCCATCACGCCCCCGCCGCTACGGAAGTGCCGACCAAATAAATCGAATAGGCGACGGCGGTAGCGTTCGGATTCGCGATCCGCAGCGTTGCGTTTTCTGACGTTACCGGCCAGCCGTCGAGTTGATTAACGGCGGCAACCTCGCTGCCGGGGCCGACCTTGAATGCGTAAATCGTGCCGGCTTCGTTGCTGCCAACTAGGATTTCGTTTCCGGCGGTGGCGTTGTTATTCGCCACGCGCAAAACCCGCAACTGCCGAATCGTGCAAGGAACAGAAACGCCGACCACCGATTGAGTGAGCGCCAGCAAATCCAGCGCGTCGAAAGAGTTTGCGGGAATCGTTCGCGTGTCGCACCAGACGACATCGGCGGCAGCGGCCCCCGAGCCGTCCGCGATTGCGTAGGAGCCGGCCACGGTCTGCCTATCGGTTACCGCGCCCACTTCCTGCGAATCCACGCGCGTCCATTGCAGGCGCGTCGAAAACGTTCCGCTAAAAATATCGGTCAGGCTTTCCGCCACTAGATTAGCCCTTCCTCTATTGCGCGTTTCGCTGCCGCATAGTTACAGCCAAGCCGCCACGCCGCGTATTCAATATCCGCCCGCGTTGGCGCCGGCCGGCTTGTTACCTTGCCCCAAAAGGTTTGGGATTGAGTGCCGACCGTGGCGGTATGGTCAACGGAGCCGGCGGGCGGCAGAGCCTCGCGGCCTTCCGGCCCTCCCTTGCGCCACGAACTCACCCTAGATATCACCGCTACGGCCTCCGTTTTCAGCCTATAGCGGCAGCCTCTAATCAGCCCCGTCTATGGCTGCGGATCGGCTTCCGCCCAACACGCCGCGTAGCCGGCGGCATCTAGTTGGTTATCGCGCTGCGGCTGCCCTTGATGCCGCGCGAACTTATCCAACTGCATGAAAATCGCCCAATCTCCCGGCGTGAAAGGCTCGCGGAGTTTGTGCGCGAAAATCGCATTGATCGCGCCGATCGTTCGCGCGAAATGCTCCAGCGGCGGCGCATACTTTGCGCGGCGCGCCGCGGTGGTTTCGATTGCATCGGATAGCAAACGCTCCGCGGCCGATGGCTCGCGCTCTGGCGATAACAAACCGTCGCCAACAAGGCGGGGCGCGGCTTCCTCAACTGACGGCTGCGGCCCTCCGCGGCCTTTCATTTCGCGCTCACCTTGCAGAATCCAATCAGCCGAAATCGTTTCCGTTTCCGTTTCCGTTTTCATCGTCTTTCCTCCGGGGGTGTGTTCGTCAATGTAAGCCAGCAACCGCATAACGTCGCCGGCTAGTGCGCCGGAAGTTCCGGCATCTAGGCAGCCGCTGAAACGTAGCGCCCGCTGCTTGGCTTGCGCGAAGTATTCGGGCGAGAGTTTCACGACGTTCGAATCGCTCCATCCTTCGCGATGCGGAAGTTTTCAACGGAATAGGTTCCGCCCTTCGCAACGTCTACGATCGCAAACCCCCAGTTCCATTGATTCGCAACCGAAGCGTAATCGGGCGATAGGTCGCATAGGCAGCCCGTAGACCACGCGCACGCCTCATCGTGCCATAGGTTTGATTGCGCGTGGCTACTAGTGCGGTGGCCGTGGCCGACCATTACGGAGTGATTGGTTCGAACGTAGGCGCCGCGGGCTTGATTGACGGGCGAGGATTGCCCCCGCGGCAGTTCGTGGCCGTGGAGGATTGGCAACTTGCCGGCCATCACGATGCGGCGGTTTTCGACTAGTTCGATATTGTGTTTGTCGAGATGCAACCACGCGCGAAGCCCCATAGCGGTTTCGGCGCTAATCTCTGGCGCGTGTTGAAACAACCACGCCTCCCAACGCTCCTCATGGTTTCCGGTTTTCGCGACAATCGGAATCGTGGGGAAGGATTGCCGCAGCCACCCGAGCACCGCGCGAACTTGTTGCAACTCGCCGGCTAGGTCGCGCTCCGCGGGGTTTTTCTCCCAGCGGCTGATCGAATAGAAATCCGCGAAATCCCCATTGAGCAATAGCCCGTCGATGCCGCGGCCTTGCAGATATGAAACGGCCGCGGCTAGCGCCCGGTTTGAATGATAGGGAACGTGGATATCCGAAAGGATTCCGATACGCCCGACAACCGGCATCCGGTAGGGGGTTCGTGGCTTCGCTTTTGTTTTGGGCATGGGCAAGCCCTCGCCGGGCGCGCGAGCCGGGCGCGGATGCGCGGCCTTCTTGCGGGCAGCCTTGCCAGACTGCCCGATAATGCGCCGGATGCGGCATCGCGCGGCCTCGACGGTCAGCGCCCCGCGGGATCGCTTGACTAGCATTCGCGCCAGCGAACGCGCCGGCTGGCGCGGATGCTTGCGAACTAAATCGGTGGCGGTTTTGGTCAGCGGGCAGGCGGCGGGCATTAGTCCTCCGGTTGATCGTCAACGTGGAAAAACTCTGCGAACGTAATCAGCGCGGCTAGCGTGTCGCCGTTTTCACTAACGCATTCTTCGGACAGATCGGGAAACCTTGCGTGTAGGTATTCATGAATGAGCGTATTTAGGAAATCCTCGCCGTGGAGTTTTGAGGAAACGCGAATGGTTCGCGTTTCGTAATCGCAATCCCCGTGAATGGACGGCGGAACGCGGCAGCGCTTCACGCTCCAACGTTGCCCGTTGACTTCGATCCGCGCGGTACGTTTCACGCTGGCGACTCCTCGCCGCGTGATTATCGCGGGCCGGCAGCCTCGCCCGATTGGTCTATGGTCGCGGGCGGGGGATTTTCCGGGGGCCGGGGGCCGAAGGGGAAAGCCCGATTGAGCGCCTCGCGGCGGCGACCGCACCCGCAATCGGCCACGCCTACGGCATTGGCTAGCCGCTGCGCACGATCGACCGTGATGCCGATGCTAGCAAAGGCAACCGCCACAACGTCGCCTAGCCCTTGCGGATTTTTACCGTCCATATTCTTGTAGGGCCTTGCTGAAATAGTTCTTTCGTGATCGTCTGCCCCTGTCCGAGTGCTATTTCTTCAAGTTTCGACAACTGGAAAGTTCCGCCTACATAATCAAAAAACCTGCCTACCACTTCTTTCGGCTGGCCTATCTGTTGCATTTGCGATTCAGCATACACAGCCTCGCCGGTAGCGCGATCATCACTAGCAGCAACCAACGTGGAAGGGCATACCCCGGGATTTCCGTAATAGTATGTCTTGATATACCCAATCGGGCTGCCGCTTATTCCATACTCCGTATAGGTCGTGGTTCTCTTTACGGCCATTCGAAACGAAAGTGAAATGGATAGGTTTCCAAGAACTGTAGTGTAAAGGTTTGGATATGTCTTAGTGTCCCGAAATAACGATAGCGTTGCCTGCATCGAATCCTGTGTAAAAACCGCCTGCGCGGTTCGCGTCTTTCCGCCGCGCTGCCCCCTGCTAAACGTCGTTCCTCCTGGCTCAGTCATAGTGAAGCGATAGTATTTCTGATTATTTTCATCGCATAGGGTAGGCGACCCGGTGCGCATAACCCTCGACGGATAGCCATTCCCCCTAACGCCGTCTATGCAACTCCAGACATTTTGAGCGAGCGGCCGCCCTTGAAGCGTTGAGATAAAAGTATACTCGAATCCTCCGAAAGCCATTATTTTTTCGGCAGCATCAAATGGCGTTCCTATGTCGAACCCATCGACACCATAACCTAAATACGAGTCATTAGAAAAATCTGTTATGAGATTCCCGCTTGTGTCCCGCATTTCCATCGAAACGATAAAACTTGTTATTTCGCCATCCGAGATAATCGCGGAACTATGTTTCTGGTTTTCACTCGGCGCCGCGCATTCATGCACCGCAGCCGGCGGCGACGGGTCTATTGTGGTTGTCAGCCCGAAATAGGAACAGCCTTCACGCGGTGACGTTGGCGAAGGCACTGCCGGAATAAAACCCCTGCGGTTTTCGTATTGCTTAAAGTTTACTTCATCATACCGGCCGTATTTCGTTTCACCGTTTGGGAGCATGAAACCACTAGGGTTCCCCGGCTCAATCGTTTGCGCTTCGGATGCCGTCTTTGTTGTGTCGATTGTTTTTGTGGTAGTGATCGATGCAACCCTGCCTATAAATGGGTTCCACATCCATGACTGAGGATCAATACAACGCGGATGCCCGTTCATATCGGCCATAATCCACGAAGTGCGGGCGGCCAGCACTGTAGGCTCCGGGTCATAATGCCCGCCATACGGGAACAGCGGCGCCTCGCCTTGCGCGATGGAAACGTAGCCGGAAAGCGACCACGAGAACCAGCGATCAACCCCGTCATCGTCAGCGTAGACGTATTTTGTTTTGTATTTGCCGGTGGTCGGAAATGATGCCCGCGATGAGCCTCGCACGGTCAGGATATCGTCAGTGTAGACGTTGCCGCCGGGGTTGTAGGTCACGACGAAAAACGATCGCGGGGTTTGTATGTCTAGCGGGATCGTGATTTTCCACGCTAGGCTGCCATCCCCGATCGGTTCCGCCGTCAACCCGGAAACGCGCTGGTTATCTTTGTCTAATGTAAACTGCGAAGCGGTAACGCCGGCCGGATTTATCTTGCGGTCAAACTCTAGCGTTACCGTCTGCACTTTCTCCGCTTGCGTTCTTGTGCGTTTCTCAAACCTTGATAGTTTTGGCTTTGCGCCGGGGAAATAATAACTCACCGGGTAATCGTGGATCGTTAGCGGGTGGCTCATTACGCGCTCCGGCAAGTTCCCCGCGTAATCCCACAAGCCACCTGCATTAAGAGTGATAGTTCGCTGCCTTGGCCCCGCTCCACCGCCGGAAAAACCTGATCCTCCATAAGATTGACCAATCAGAATACCAGCATCATCTAACATTTCATAAGTGCCACCGTATGACCCAATCGGCTCCGTAGGAATAATGGCCGAGCCGATTCCGTATGGCGCAGTGGTTGTGCCAAAAAAATCATCAATCGCTTCAAACGAAACCACTGGTGGAGTCTTGTCAATAACGATACAATCGAAAGCCTTGTGAAACCGCATATCCCTTGAATACCACAAAGGCGTGGATGGGTCGTCGGTCGCGCCAGTTACCTCATTCACAATCAGGTATGTTCCCTCTTCTTGCGTGGCCGCGCGGCTTTGCTCGATTGTTGGGTAAGTCGCGGAAAGAACTTGCACACCGTTTCTATAAACAGTTACTTCGTTCCCGTTGAACTGCTTGATTGTTTTATTTGTGAAAAAATAAAACGAGGCGTATGCGTTTCGATCCGCTTCGTGCGTTACCTCGAAATACTTCACCGGATATGCGGAGGTTTCCCGGGTTCGCCCGGTGTACAGCGGGAATGAAGGAAGCCGCGGGCAAAAAGTGTGTGCAGTTATTACGGCCTGCTCGCTAATGTCGCCGGGAGGATTACCGGGCAAGTATGTGCCTACTTCAAGTTTGAACCACGCGCGTCTTCGCCTTCCGTGTTCTAGAGGCTCGTCCCCTGCGTAGTAGTTGTATTGGTTTCCGGGGGAGTCGTTTGAAGTGCCAAGAACCCAACGCGATTGCCCATCCATCGCCAAGAAAAAAGAACTGTCATACCCGAATGTCTGCATCGGGAACGAATAGTTGTAGTTGGGCCAGTTGTTTGGGAAAGGCGAGGTTACCCATCCGCCATCCACTTGATTAAATCGGCTTGCCGTATTGATCCCCATACTCAGGCAATACAACACAATATCGCCAAGCCCCTCGCGGGCCGCGGCAGTTAGTTGCGAAAGGCTTGTTCCGGGGTTCGCTGGAAAAGAACCCTGCGCCGGCTCCGCAAAGTCACTAAAACCTTCAACGACATCATCATTATCCCCGTAATAATATGCAGGAATAATCGTGGTTGGTACAGAGCATGAGTTTACGTTTAGTTCATACAGAGGATGCGCGCCCGTATTCTGACCTACGTTGTGGATGCTTGCGTCGTAGTTCCAATGGGCTACCGGAAACCACGCCGCCGGCATAGGTCGCGGAACAAGTTTGGCCGTTAGCGTAGCCTCTACTTGATCCCAAATCTTTACGCGGGCTACCGATTCAAGATGGTAGCCAGTTGGCGGCGATGCCGCGGCGTAATAGATAGCCTCGCCCTGACCGTATTTTGGACGGTCGATCGAAACGTAACTGGCTTTTAAGTCAAACGCCGCGTTTATCGGCTCCGGGTTTACTTCGTACCCATAGAGCGATTCCTTGACACAACAACATTCCTCTGTGTATTTGCGGCCCATGCGTCAGAATGCCCCCATAACCCAAACCCAACTATCCTGCCCAACGCCGGTAGAAGCGATAATCCGCAGCGTTCCGCAGGCCGCAGATTGCAGACGGTCATTCATTCCGTTTTTCACCACAGCGAACTGGTGCGATGAGTCGCGGCGAATAAGCCGGAACGCGACCACCCCGCAAACCGCGGCGCGTCCAATCTTGCCAGACTTGATTGGCTCCAGCGTTATCGCAAAGTTATTTAGGTAGCCCGACTCTGTAGCCGTCGTGCCGGTGAGTATCGGCCGCGTCACGATCGACGGCATTTCGACGTTTGCAACCGGCTGGACGGCTAGCCCGCTGATTCCAAGGATGCCGGCCGCTTTAACGTCTAGGCCGGAATCGTTTCGAATCAACGCGATATTCGACGCGCCAGCCCAATGGTTCGCAGCATCCCCAACGCGCTCCGGCGTTACGCCTAGAACAACGTCTGCCGCATCCTGCGCGCGGTTCCACGCGGCGGCCGAAATCGCTTTCGCGATCGGCTGCCCTTTTTCGATCCTGCCGGATGCCATCACGCCACCCCGATGCCTAGGCCGGCGAAGTTTCCCTCTGGATAGACGCGGTTAACGTAGACCGCTTTGGGCTTTTTCACCACTGCCGATGAGTCAACGGAGTTTTCGTATCGCACCCACATATACTCATGCCCCTTTTTCTCTATCCCGGTGATATCGCCAACCGTGATAGCGGGGGCCGTGGCGCCGCTGCCGGCATTCGGTGAAGCGATGAATCGGTAACTGAGCGACCACGGCCCATCCCCGCGGTCGCTATCCCACTCCTGTTGCCCGGTGCAACCGATGAACAACACTTCACCCTTCGCGAACGTGCGGAAGGCGGCGCTGTTTGTCGTGCCGGTTAACCCAGCAACAGATTTGATATAGGCGGCCGTGACGTAGGAATGGGGAACGTCATACGTTTCCGTCCACTGGAGCGCGGGAACTACGATATCGACGCCGGCTACGCGGTCATCGTCAACCGCGATCGCCCCGTATTGATTCGGCGCCGCTGGCGTTCCGTTCCAATACCGTTGTTCCCCTTGCGCGAAATCAGCCGTTACCAGACCTTGCGTGATATGTTGAGTTCCGCCTGTCGTGTCGAAACTCCGCGAACGCTTAAAGGGGTCTGGCCTTTCGTCGTTATCCGCGCCGGCCTTTTGATAGTTTAGCGTTACTTGCCACGCCTTATCCCCAAGGTAGGAAACGCTATAACTGTCGATCGCTAGTTTTTCATCGCCACCGCCGGGGTATTGCCAGTAGAAACCCCAGTTGGCGATATACGATCTAATCTCGTTATGAAGCGCTAAATCGTCATCGGTTCCAAAAACCTTAAACGATTTAGTGTAGGTCGCCGTGCCGCGGCTGCCTAGGCGCACGATGGTAGCCGCGCGGCTCGCCTTATCTTCTACCCACGTTAGCGCCATTGCTTAAGCGCCGACCACGGCCGGCTGCATCCCCCGAGTGTTGCCCGCGGTTTCTTCCGCGGCCTTTGCGATTCGCTCTTGAAGCGACGTTCCGAAACCCATTCGGTTAGCGGCCATTGCGGAAAACGTTCCGACCGCTTCGGCTTTGCTCTGTTGAACGTCTTTTCCGGCGGCATCGGCGCCCGCCTTCGCGGCATCCCGCGAGGCCGTGGCTTGGTCGCTGGCCTGCCCTTCGATGCGCTCTTGGGCCTGCCCCAGCGACTCGCGCATCTTGTCGATTTGCTCTTGGGTTAGATGCCCACTAGCGGCCAGCGCGTGGAACTGCGCGGCCAGTTCGTGGAGCGCGTCCATATCGGAAACCTGCGCGATTTCCTGCTCCAGCGCCCCGGCTTCCTCGCGGGCCTTCTTTTTCGCGCCCGCCGTTTCGCGCTTGCCCGCTACCGCCTGTTCCGCCGCAACGGTCGCCGCACGGCGGCCGGCTGCGCGGCTGGCGTTTTCCGCCTCGCGGCCCGCCTTGATACCTTCGGCATTATCGACCATCGCGCCCTGCCGGCCCGCGGCATCCGCGCGAATCTTATCGGCGTCCTCATTCGCGCGGCGAACGCGCTCGTTCACTCCCGGCATACTCTGCCGGCGTTGCTCCGCGGTCGCCTTCTTTTCGTTGTCGATTTTATCGACACGCTCTTTCGTGTCTTTCGCGCCCTTGATAAAACCCTGCACCCTAACCCACGCTTTTTTTATTTCAGCGACCAGCGTATCCCAGATATTCATAACCCCGACAACGATATTGTCGAACGTTCCTAGGATCGTGGCGCCTAGCGTGTTGGTCGCCAGAGAAGTCCAAACCTGATCCCAAAGGATGGCGATATTGGTTCCTAGGTCAGTAAAAACGTTTTGAAGCGCGGCAGCCCACGGGTCGATATAACCCATGATTGCCTCTTGCCCGCGAAGCCATCCCGCGACAAGCCCGCCCCACAGAATATCCATCGCGCCGGCTAGGTCGCCGGCCGAAAGGGCATCATAGATGCCGCCGAAAGTTGTGGTCGCCGTGCGGTATAGGTCGCCAAAAACGACGGCGCCATCGCTCACCGCTTGGTTAAACCCGGAGCCGATATAGCCGGCCACAGTTCCCACCAACTCACCAACGCCGGAAAGCGCAGACTTAATCGAATCCCCGAACGCCACTGCGCCGGCGGCGGCAAGCCCGATGGCGGCAACCACCGCGACAACGGGGGCCGCGGGGGCTAGCCATGCGGCGGCAGCCGCGGCGGCGCTGGCGACCGATGCCGCAACCACGCCAGCCGCGGCAGCGATGTACGCGCCGAACACGCTAACGGCCCCGGCGAGGAACGCCACAAGCCCCGGCATCCCGTTGGCAACCCACGCCACGCCAATGCGGACGGCATTCGCTACCGTAGCCGCCGCGGCGGCGGCCACTTGTGCAATGTATTTCCCTAGGTTCGCGGCGGCAGACGCGACGAAAGCGCTTGTCGCCGGGAGGAGTTGCGAGATATAGGCCGCAGCCATGCCGGCCGTAGCGGTGACGGTGGACGCGAGCGCGTGGCCCACGCGAACCGCGTAGATTTTCAACTCTAGGGCGGCCTTCGACACGAACGCCGAAACGCCGGCCGCGGCTGCGGTCGCGTAGGCCGCAACCATCTTCGCGCCTGCGGATACCGTCGAGGTTACCGCGGCAGCCAATGACGCAACGTAAGCCCGCAGCGGCGCCGTGGCTTGCGTGGCGAAGTCTGCCACGCCGGCCGCCGCCTGCCGCGCGAACGCCGAACCCATAGCGATTGCGTCACCAGTGACGCGGCGAAGGGGGGCCGACAGCGCCCCGATATCGCCGGCCAGCGCGGCGCCAAACCCGCCGATGCCGGTTACGGCCCTACGGAGTAGGCCAAAGGATGCAATCTGCGCCCGGATGCCGATGGCGATTGCGTCGAAAAACCCACGGCCGGCGGCGCGGGCATTCGAAAACCAGACGATAAACGGGCCGAGCGCACGCGCGGCGGATGCCGCGGCAATCGTCGCGAACCTCGACACGGCGGCGGCCCCGGTGGCGCCGAACGCGATAGCGGCGAGGGTCGCGCGAGACAGCGCCACGCCGGCCGCGGCGGCCGACGCTACGATCGGGGTTCCCAATGCCGCCGCCAGCCGATGAGCCCCCACGGCCCCGGTGGCGGCCCCCACGGCGATACCGGCGGCGAGTCTGGCAACCATCACAAACGGCGAAACGACGGCGGATAGCGCCCCGAGTAGCCCGCCGATGCCGGCGGATACCACGCGAAGCCCTAGCCCCAAGCCGGTTAGCGCGCCGCCGAATACCACGGCGATAGCCGCAGCCCTGCCTACGCTGCCGACCATTTGGGCATTCTGGCGAACGAAATCCGTTAGCCCATTCACCACGCCCATGATTGGCGGCATAAGCGACAGCATCGCCCCGCCCACAGTCTCGCCCAATACGATGCCGAGCCGTTGCATACCGGCAGACAGCGCGGCCGCGGCGCCGCTCAATCCGCTCATAACGGTTTTGTATTTCTCGCTTACCGTCAACGCGCCTTCCATGCCTTCCTGCATGGCGTTAAATCCATCGACCCCAACGCTGGTAAGGATCGCGGCGGCGCGGATTGCATCCTGCCCGAACACGCGGCGGAAAATGTCATCCTTCGCCGCCTGATCCATGCCCTCCATCGCGCGCGTCAAAACGCCGATGATTTCCACCATCGGCCGCATTGAACCATCATCGTTTCGGAAACTGCGAACCGTTAGGCCAAGTTGCCCCAGCGCGCCAATAGCCTCATCGGCCGGCGCCATCAACCGCATCAACATGGTTTTGATGCTGGTTCCCGCATCGCTGCCCTTTACGCCATTGTTGGCGAGGATCGCGAGCGCGGTGGATAGGTCACCGATCGACTGATTCGCGAGCGCGGCCACGGCCGCACTCATCGAAAACGATTCGGCCATTTGCTCAATCGACGTGCTGCTAGCGTCAGCCGCGGCGCTGATCGTGTTTGCGGCGACGGCAGCCGACACGCCGAAAACGTTCATCGCGTCCGACATAACGACGGCCGCCTTGGCAACGTCCATTTGCCCGACCTTGGCAAACTGAATCGCCGCCTCCCCGGCGCCGCCTAGAACCGCGTCAAGGCTCATGCCGGCCTTAAGCAGTTCCAACATTCCTTGCGCGGCTTCCGCGGGGCCGACCGATAGGGCCGCGCTCATTTGCATGGACGCGGAGCGCACGGCATCCAACTGGCCGGCGGTTGCCCCCGTCGAGGCTTGCACCGCTAACAGCGTATCTTGGAACCTCGCCGCGGCAGCCACGCCGGCCACGAATGGGGCGGCGAGCGCCAGCCCGGCGCCCGTGATACCGGCGCCAACGTTCGACAGTTCGCGGCCTAGGCCGGCGATGCGCTTATTTACGCGATTGAGCGCGGCGAAGAACTTCGCCGGGTCTGCGCCAATCTCGACATAGACTTGCCCTTGCCTAACGCGACCGGCGCCCATTGCAATCCCTCTAGACGAACTTTTGCCAGTTGGGGCCGAACAGCCGTTTCAAATCTTCCGGGGTGGCTTGTTTTGGTGGCGCCTTTTTAGCGAACGGGTGAAACTTACTTGGCTCCGCGCTTGGTTTGTTGCTTGGTCGATTCGCGTTGTAGAGCATCGATAGCAGATTGGCGGTATGCCACCAATCAGCATCTAGACGAGCATCGCGGGCTGCGGCGAGTTGTCGGAAAGTCCATTCGCCGGGGTGAACGCCGATGATTCCTGCGGCTTCCCAGATTGCATCCCAGACGGTGCGCCCGTCAGGCTTTCCGCCGTGGCGCCCGCCATCTGCGCCTCCGCGCGATCCAGCATTTCGGCGCTTACCGTTTCCATTTTCGCGCTGAGAAGCCGAACCATCCTTCGGAGGCGCTGCGGGAAAAAATCCGCCAACTCCGATTCAATCCCGGCGCGTGCCGCATCCAGCGAGTCGCCGCGAAGCCCTTCCAAAAACTGTTCCTTTGTCAGCCCCTTTTCGTCAACCTGCGCACAAAGGATTGCGTAAAGCACTTCCCCCACGGTAACGAACTGACTGCGGAGAATCTGAAACGTCTGCCCGATCGCCGTAACGTCTGCGATATCAAACGGAACAGATTTGCGAGCCGTTGCCGGCTTGCCATCATCGTCGCCGTCTGCCGTCGCAACCTCGACGCGCACCATATCGCGAACGCGCATCGCCGCGGCCACAGTCAACGCCAGCCGCCACGGGCGGCCCTCATCGTCGCGGAACTCAATCACGCAAAAAACCTCCGGGTGTTTACCGCAGCCCTTGCCGCGTCAACTTCGCCTCTAGGGTGAATGTTGCCACGCCATCGATCGGATCGGTTTCGGAAATGCCAGTTACCACCGCATTAAATGACCAACCGCCAGCCCCGCCGCTAACGCTGATTAGCGCGCCGTTTTGTAGGTTTGCCCAAACGCTGCTAGCGGAAGCGTTGTCGTTGAACTCCACCACTACGGTAGTGTCATAGCCTACGGAGTAAACCGGAAAATCCCTTGCCCCATAGGGGTCTATGTCGATCGTTTTTGCGGTGCTGGTAAAGGATACGTTTCGTGCGCCGGCGACAGTGCCACCAACGCTAACGGAACAATCTTTCCCCAGCGTGATAGCCAACGATTAGAACTCCATCGCGGTGACGGTAAACGTGATCGCGTTATCGATGGAGATATTTTCGGTGATGCTCATCACGCTGAAACTGCCCGCCGTTCCGGCCGCTTCCAACGAAGTAAGAAGCCCGGCAACGTCGTGGGTTTCAATCTCCCAAGTCTTCTTATTGAAACCGGCCTTAAACGCTTTTCGCCCCGGAGCGCCGGAGGCGCCTCCGACATTCCCACGATTCGAAATGTCGATCGTGTCGCATTCCTGCGTGAATGAAGCGCTGATAATGCCAGAGCCGCCAAACGGTGGCGCGTCGCTCTGATCCTTGCCAAGTGTGATAGCCATTTGGTTGCCTTGTGGTTTTAGTTAAGCGCTGCGGGAGCCGGATACGGTAAACGTCGAAATGCCGTCAATCGGATCGCTCCGCGAAATGTTGGTAACAACGTAGGTCGCGTTTCCTGTTTGCGTTCCAGTGACGGTAAAAGTTCCGCCGATGGTCGCGCCGGGGGAATCAACGCATTCCACCTCAATCGTCTGCTCGATAAGCGCCTTGCGATACTTGCGCGAAGTGTCGCCAAACTTGGTAACGTCTACTTCGCTAGCCGAGTTGGAAACGGTTGCGGATCGCGCGTTAGCAAGCCCGGTAAGGGTTGCATCCTTGCCCAACGAAACGGTAAAAGTTGGCATTATGTAGGTTTCTCCAGTGCCTACGTTTACCGTATCACCCGGCGCGAAACCTATACCCGTCTATGGCTAGCCGGGGCCGCGGATCGTGTCGCGGAATGCTTCGGGAATCTTGCGGAGCGCGGTTGCCACCGAAGCCGAACCCATAAACGGGCGGGCAGGGTAGCGGGCCGATTTGGTCATCGAAGTGCGTTCCCAGTTGCGGGAGCCGCGGAACCCCTTATGCGTCCACAGGAGCGCCCCCAACGCCTGCCGGCCGTTAGCCCCGCGGGCTATGCCGCGACCTTTCGCCCGCCGCTGGTACGCGATGCGGGCGGCCCCTACGTTGAGCCGGTACGCGGTCAGCCTCAACACCCCGCCGAACTCATGCAACTGATTTAGCCACGCGGCTTTCTCCGGGCCGATCACAACGGAGCCGCGGGAAAAATCGTAATAGAAACGAATGTCGCGGTAGAGAAACCGTTTCGGCTGCCACGATTTGACCGGCTGCCCCGGCGCCCGCGGCTTACCGCTACCGTATGGCGTGATATCGCGGTAAAGCCCGCCCACGAACTCAACCGGCCGCCCCTCGCGCGAAGTCTTGATCCATTTTTTGGTTTTCTTCGGCGCCCGCTGGCCGATGCCGCGTTTCGCGGCGGAATGGATTTGGAAACCGGCTTTATCCAGCGCACGAAAGCGGGCCTCGCCTAGCGTTTTCCGAACCTTGGGAACGTCGAAAAAACCTTTCCGCACGTTGAACTGGAATCGGAACCGCGCGACGGTTTCGGCGGATACCGGCCGTTTCCCCATTCAGCACCCCCGGCCGTCTAGGCATCGACCACGTTGACGCGGTAGGTCGCGCTAATGACCGCGCGCCATACGTTGCGCTCTGCTAGGGCGTCGTCTGGATTTATCTCGACAGTGAGCGCCACGGGCGAAGTAACCCCGCCCGCCCACGGTTGCGCCCATGCGTGCGCGCGAATCTTCGCGGCCACCGCTTCGGTGAGCGTCAACATATCATCGGCGGCGGTTTCGGTTGCCGCCTGCCGGCCTATGAAAACGTTCGCGGTGTAATCGTATTGATGGGAGTTGCGGCCGATCCGCTGAATATCCACGCTGCCGGGAGTGACGAACATGACGGGCGCGGCCATATCGTCAGGATCGACGGCAACTAGGTTGCGGCGGGATACGGTTACCGTGCCGATTTCCCACGCCACGGCAGCCAGCGACCCGGCGAGCGCTTCGCAGATTGTGGTTAGTTTGGCTGGCATGGCTAGAGCGTGGCGGCCTCGCGAAATGCTGCATCGACGCCGGCATCGTCAAGCCCGAGCGATTGCGCGAGTGGCACTAGCCACGGGTGGGATCGTTCAACATAGGGCGCGTACTCCCACTCGACGCGCACGCTATCGCGCGTGGGCTGATCGGTGATTGCGTCGATGGCGGCCTCGACGGAAGCCAGCGAGATTCCATTCCGCACAAGCCAGAGGCGAATCTGCCGCGCGGACACGATCGCCGGCGCGGCACATGCGTCAAACACCTCGCGCGTGGATTTTGATATCACTGGCGACCAAGTAAGCGCGTTTGCGGCGATATGTCTAGCGAGCGCGGATTCGTCGCCCTCAACCATATCGTAAGGTGTTCCCGTTGAAGTGTTTTCGCAGTTTTCGATAGCCGCGAGAATAGTTTTGCTATCGCTATCGTAGATTAGCCGATACATATTAGTTGGTGGTTAGAGTTACGCCGCGAGTAACCAGCGCCTTCGCGCTTGCGGCTGCTTTCACAACTGTTGCCGTGCCAGCCCCGGTAGCCGTTTGCGAAGTGATTGCGTAGGTAAACTGATTCGCGTTAACGACGGTGATGACCGCATAGCGGTTTGCATTTGTCGCCGTCGTGATGCCGCTTACGCGCAGCACGTCGCCGGTCGCATACCCGTGCGCCGTCCAGTTAACCGTGCAAGTTGTTCCGGCGCACACGAAACTTGATCCCGCCGTGGTTGTTGAACCAAGGTTAGACGGGGCCGCGGACGTTCCGCCGCTTAGGTTGATAGTTTTTCCCGTGCCATAACTTGTAGTTCCGTTCGTGCCGTCTAGGGACGCCATAACTTGCAGAATATGATCCACGCTCGCGAGCGTCAGCGCGGCCGAACTGAGCGTAATGCCGCCGTTTATAGTCTTTAACCTGCCGTCACTGGGCAGAGTGACATTAGCCAGCGAAGGGCACGCACTGATACTAATGTTGTTGGAGAGATACCGCAGATCGGGCAATGAAAGCGTGGTCATCGCCACCATTGCCGTTAAGTTAATGCTGCCCAAAGGCACAAACCGCAGCGAGGGGAACGAAACGGTTGTCAGCGCCGTGAGTCCTGAGAGGTTTACGCCGTTGGTTGAATAGGCCAGCGCTGGGCAGGAAAGCGTAGTAAGCGACCCCATAGTGTTGGGGCTAAATGTGCCTCCAACAGCAACCAGCGACGGCAGTTCCAATGTCGTGAGTGACCCGAACGTAGCCATGTTGAAGTTACCGCCGACATAACGCAACTTAGAAACATCGACTTGCGTTACTAGGGGGCATGTAGTTGGGCTAAACTGCCCACCTACAAACCTCAATGAAGGGAACCGCAAAGCCGTCAGCACATCAAAGGCGGAAAAAGAACAGTTGTTGCCGACATATTCCAACTGCGGAAAATGACACGTCGTTAGCGACGACATAGTATTTGGGGCAGCAATGCCAATCACAACTTTCAGCATCGGGCAAGACAGGGTTGTGATTCCGCCCATGCTGCTTGGCTGAAACTGCCCGGTGCTCCCCTCTAGGTCATCAAATACTAAAGACAATATTCGGTCGCCACCCGTAGCAAACCAAGGGGTTTCAGAGTACGCGAAGTTGCTTGATGTCCATTTTCCGGAATATGCCGCAAAGGTTTCATTATTGGCGGCAGACAAAAACTGAATCGCAATCGGAGCAACAAGAGGGAAAACCTGATCGGGCGAGCCGGCGAACCAGTCGCCCGATTTCGTGATTCTAAGACCGCTTGACGAAACGGCCGAAACGCTGGCCGCTGGCCTAGAGTTTCCGATGATGCCCTTATTCACAGATCGGCCCCCAGAGCGATTACGTTAAAAGTCTCCGCGTTATTCGTGGACGCGCGAACGCTCCACGACGAACTTGGCAGCACAAGGTTGTCGTAAGTTTTCGAAGCACGGTATGCGGCGATAGACCCGCTTGGCGTAATGGGAACCACAACAAACTCATCGAACAGCCTTGCGTTTGTGCCGTCATGCAAAAACAGACGAACCATGCCGGAGGTTGTGGTCGCGGTAGCCTCTACCACGATTTCGTTAACGCGCGTCCCCGTGGCGCCGGTAAGGATTGTAGCAATGGTTCCCGTGCCATCGCGGTTTGTGTTTGCGGTCGACACTTGGCCCATGCCAATGCGGGGCGTTACGGCAAATGCTGGATTTGTAGCCATGTAAAAAGTCCTACTGGTTAGCGGAAGTTTTCCCAGAGATAAATCAGGCTTCCGATTGTGTTTGTGCGGTTTTGCAAAATGGCCGATTCAACACTTTGAAAACCAGACGTCACATCGTCATCGTCGTTGAATAGTTCAGTTGTGCCGCAATCTATCGCGAGGCTTCCAGACAACGCCGCAGCCGTCAGCGTTCCCGACACGCTCACGCTGCCGTCACCAAACACGCCAAACACCGAACCGGCATCGTAGGAAATGCTTAGGATATTCAGATCGCCCGCGTTACTTCCCGCCGCCACCGCTGGCGCGGTTAGTTCCACCGCACCCGTTCCGGCATTGCGTTGCACAACGGTCGCCGGCAACCTCGCCGCGTTAATCGTGCCGGTTGCGATGTCGCCGGCCGCGTGGGTGTGCGACCTATCAGCGCACTCTATTACGTTTGCCCTAGCATCATCCCAAGCATTCGTTTCGTTGAGGCTATCGACGAGGTTGTTTAGGGCAGCAAGAGTCCCCAGTTGCCCTCCCGTCTGCACTTGCGATGTATTGAGCGATACGGCATCGCTGCCGCCGCTGGCGTGGCTAGCCGCGTGGGCGCTAGGCGCGAACGTGGAAGGCTTGTTGCTGATCGTGGCCCAATCGCTGCCGCTCACCTCAACATAGGACGAACCGCCCCAGCGGTAAGCCTTCCCGGTATCCAGAGCAACGTAGATTTTCCCGGCGGCCCCGGTGGCCGGGAGCGCGGCGAGGTTTGCCCCCTCGACAATCTCCGCGGGGCTGGCGGAAACCTCAACATACGCCGAACCGCTCCAGCGGTAGAGCGTGTTTGTCCCCGTCACAACGTAGAGCGTCCCCGTCGCGCCGGTGGCCGGCAGCGCGGCGAACGTGGCGGCCTCGACAAGCCCGCCAGACGATGAAAGCGAGTAAAACGGCATCGGCTCCCCCGGCTAGATTGCGGTTACAGTTGCGTCTATGCCCACTCGCGTAGCGTGTACGCGGATCGTGGAGCGGAAAGCATCGCCGTATCGGTACAGCGGAACCCCGCGCGGGCTTGATACCTCGAAAACGTTTGCGACCCCGCCAATCATTTCTAGGATTTTGTCACCGCGAAGCGGCTCCGCGTGGGGGAAATCACCAGCGGAAAAAATGAAATCGCGACTCTGCCACTGCTCTAGCACCCCATTCGAATCTGCGCTTTCGAACATGGATTGCCCCGCGGTCGCTAGCACCGTGGCCGATGCCGCGCCGCGGCGGTAGATGACGCGACTAGACGCGCTCGCGCGCAACTGGCCGGCTAACCACGCGGCCCCTGTTCGTAGTGCATCCATCGCGGCCACGCTCCACAAATGAAATGCCCCGCCGCCGCGCGCTGCGGTTTGCGCGCGGGCGGCGGGGGCTAGCGGCCGGGGATCGTCAACCGCGATTCAGATCGACCCAGCACGTTGCGTCACCCGAAACGGCAGCGGTGGCGACCTTGCCAGCGCGCTTGCCGCCGGCGCTGGTTGCCGTAATGTTGCTGTTAGTCGTGTTCCAATAAACGACGGCGCCGAGCGCGAGCGCTTCGGCGGCCTTCGGGAACGTAAACACGCCTTCAACGTTGACGGCGCCGAGCGTGTTGGCGGCGATCGGCCGCGAAGCCACGGCGATGCCGTCAGTCAAAACCACAACGTCGCCAGCGGCAACGGCGGAACTGGGGGTGTACGGCCAAGTGCCGGGTTCCTGCTTGAAAGAAGCCATTTTGAGCCTTTCGAAAAACTGGGGGTTTGTGGATCGTCATGCCGGCCGGCGGCATCGTCTGCCGCCGACCGGCTACGGTTTACGCGGCTAGGGTCAAGCGGTCGCCATGCGGTAGGCCGCGAGCGATTCGCCCTTGGCACAACCGAAATCCATGTAGCCGCGGAGGGTAACGCCAAGCGTATCCGGCGCGGGTTCGACCTGTTCGATCGTGGGGGTCTGCTGACCGTTAAGGAATACAACATCCATAGCGGCCAGATCGGCAGCATCGGCACACAGCCACCACGTTGACGCACTCGACAGATACGCGGACGAAACCACGCGATACCGGCCGGCGAGAACATTTGCATTCCCCTGCGCCGTCGTGTTGCCGCTGATAAGAAGCGACGATCCCATAAGTTCGGCGGCGGTCAGTTCCAACTCTGGCGGAACCAGCAACACGCTAGGCGAAATCCCAAGCGGGTTACCATCGGGATCGCTCAGTTTCCGATAGGCCGTAGCGGCGGTTTTGAGCGAAGCCAGAGTAAGCGCGTTACCGGCAGCGGCGGTAGCCTTCGAATAATAGGTAGCGTTGCTGTTCTGAAACTCCGTCCAAATCTGCTCCGCGAGACTAAGGGCAGCCCCGCGGCCAATGCGCTGCGGCAGCGCGGTGAGCGCGTTCAAATCGTCGTTAACCATATCCTGCCGGGTCACGTTGGAAGTGATGCCGTAGGTATCAGCGTTGACGCTTCGCTTCGAATCGCTAGCGTCAGCCGATTGCATCTGCCCGCCATTGCCGACCTTGGCAAACTTAAACGAACCATTCAGCCTGTAGAGGCTCACGCTCTTGAAGTCATTGACGCTACGGATAGCGGAAATCTGATCCCAAGTGCGTTCCACCGCGTTAAAGCCCGAAAGAAGGAACTTATTCGCGACGTTCGAAAGGATATCGCTAATCGCGTGAGTGGCGAACGCGGCGCGAATCACCATTGGCAGATTCGTGGCGGAAATCCGCGACGAACCGTTATAGCCGTTGGCGCGGGCCGCCTCCACGAAAACCTCACCGAGCGAAACGCTGCGCTGCTGCTTCGCGGCAGCCTCGACCGTGCGCTCGTCGTAATACTTTTCCGGCTTCGACAAACCGCCCTGCATACACAGCGCGGCTTCAATCACCCTGCCGCCGGTCGCCGGCTCTGCAACGTGAATGGCGGGCGCGCGAGAATCTCGCGTTGCAATCAACTTTTCCATCGTGTCGAGTTTCTTGTTAAGGGTTTCGATGGTCGCAAGAAGTTCCGGCGACTGCGATTCCGCGACAACCGCGGGAGCGCTGGCGGGGGCTTCCACGGCGACGGTCGCCGGGGCTTCCACGGCGGCCGTGATGGCTTCCGCGGGCTGTTCGTTGGCGTCGTGCGCCATAGTGGTTTCCTCCGCGGCATCTGCCGCGATTTGGACGGTGGTTGCGTCATCCGCCCCAAGGGTCACAAATGAAACCTCGCGCAACGTCGAGGCTCTGACGATTCTGATAGGGCCGTTGAATGGCTGGCCGTTGACCATAACGGTTTGATCCGCGGGAATGCGTTCATGCCGGCCAACGTCAGCGCCCACGCTGGCCTGCCACTGGAAACCCCTATCGGCCAGTTCCACAACGCGCGAAGCGCCGTCATTGCTGGCAAGGATTTCGGCATCCACGATCAACTCGCCGGCCTCGACGCGGACGCTGGTGGTCTGCCCCAAGATGGAACCAAGCCCGTAATCGTGGCCCATGACGATCGGGATTTTCTGCCGCAGTTTCATTCCGGCCAGATCGATAACGATCGGCTCGCGCGACCATCCTTGCCGGATGGCGGCGCCCGTGTAGGCGCGAATCGAAAACTTCCGCGGCCCCGGCGCCGCGGCCTCGCCCGCGTCAGGGGCGGCGGCCACGAAATCTACCGGCTGTTCGAAAATGATTTTGGTTTTCATAGTGCTTTGCCTAGCGTGGGAACTGTGTCGGTTTCGGCCTCATCGTAGAAATCGAAATCGACATAAATCACGGCGCGGCATCCTCCGGGGATTGCTGCGGTTGCTGCGGCTGCTGGATGACTTCCGGCAACCCCAGTTCGCGCGCTAACGTCACTTCCGCGGCCCGCTGCCGCAGTTCCGTTTCCCAGTTTTTGCCGGCCTTCGCGTATTCCGCGGAAAGCGTTGTCGTGTGGGTTCGGAGCCGCGTTTCGATTGCGTTGGCTTCCTTCGCGGGGTCAACGTGTTCGCGACCATCCCAAACCCATGACCAACGCCATTCGGCCACGGGCGGAAGCCCTGCCGGGATATAGCCGGTGAGCAATGCGGCTTCGTCTGCCCATTCGTAAAACAGCCGATCCAACATTACGCGCTCTATCTCGTCGCGCGCCACGCGCTGCGTTGCGTGATAGATGCCGGCATCCATGCGGCCGGAAGCGTAGTTGTAGGAACTGGAATCAAGCGCCGAAATGTTGTACGGCAGATTCAGCGCCCTCCCGATTTCCGAAACGATTTCGCGCTTGAACTGCGCGTAGGTGCTAGTGGGCTGTTCCGCTTTCAGTTGCGAAACGCTCCAGCCTTCCGGCAGGGTAGTTAGCGTGCGCTTCTCAATCTCTACGGCCTGAAATGCGTCAACCTCATCGACCTCTGCGGCCGGTGAGTTGCTATGAATAAACGCGGCCATATCGGCCGCGATTTCCGCGGCGGCAATCGTGGCTTCGGTATAGCGGCGCATGTTCGCGAACAGCCGCAGCGCCGGGGCAACTTCGGAAATGCCGCGATGTTGCTGCGGTCGCTGCGCCGTGAACCAATGCACGATCCGCGCCGCGTCGATGCGCGTAAACTCAAACGCGGACGAATACCAGTTGGAGCCGGGATGGTTTTTTAGAACCAGATACGCGGCCACGTTGCCAACCGCATCAAACTCCATCCCGTCAACCACCGAACCCTCCGCGGTAACCGCGGTCTGATAGACCCCGGCGGGGGTCGCCACCATATCGGCCTCAATCAGCCGGATATCTAGTTGCACCCCGTCTAGTCGCGGGTTCGTATAGAACAGCGCGAAAGCCTCGCCGTCGATTAGTTTGGCCTGCCGCATCGTGCGGAGTTTGCCGGGAAGGTCAATCCTCCACATATCATCAAAAAAGCGGCGCTCGATTTCGCGATCGGCTTCCGGGTTGCCCGTGTCGAGTTGCAGCCGCGGCCCCGTTCCCACTAGGTCAACGGCGATCGTTTCCGAAATGCCGGCGAGATAGGAGTTTGAGTTTCGTTCATACCGGGCGCGGTTTCGGATTTTTGCGCGAACCGTCGAAGTGAGCGCGCCATCCATCGAAAGATAGTCAGCGTTCGCCCAATGCCGGCGATCGTCAGTTGATTCGGCGGCATCGAATCGCGCGCGAACACGCTGCGGCGATTGGGCCTTGCCGCGCGGCGCTGATCCGAAAAGGTTTCCGAAAAAACCCACTAGACAGACCCCGGAGGGACGATCGTGTTAAACCGCAGCCCGCGGTGGTTCGTCGAGGCGCCAGCCTTCGCGCTCAGATACTTGTCGGCTTCGATTTGCTTGGAGATATCTTGCGACTCAACCTCGCCGGCATCCGTGCGAACCCTCTTGGGGCCGGTCGCCGTTTGTTGGATCGCTTGCCGCAGTTCTTCGCTCATACCTCTACGCTAGCCGCGATGGCTTCGCGCGTAGGGGTCTATGGCTCTACCGGCAGCCATTCGCCGCCGCTACGCTCATAACGCCAAACGTCGCTAAACCCGAGCCGCGTAGCAATGCGGTAGGTATGCGGCGAGAACACGGCAAGCCGCGAGGCTGGCGCGATCACGCCAGCCGAGCGCAGGAACGCGGAAAGCGTCGTGGCTATGCCGAGGTTGCGGTAGCGCGGGTCTGTGAACTGCTCTAGGGTTTGCTGCTCGCGCCAGAAATGCGAACAAGCCCACGCGGCTAGGCAGCCGTCCGAATGCCAGAGCGCCACCGGGGTGGCGCTGGAGGCTTCCCCCGCGAGGATGCCGGCTACCTCAATCTGCCATTCGCTGCCCTGCCTTGATAGCCGGCGAACGATGGCGATTGCGTCAGATTCCGCCAGACCATCGGCGGCCACTAGTGAAATGGTTTCCATGCCGCGGAGTCTAGGCGGCGGCGCCCGCGGGCGGGCGGGGCTATGGCTTGTTTGGCTTCTTTGCCGCGGCAAGCGCCTTGCGCCGGCATCGCGGGCATTCGTAGGTAACCCCCTGCGCCCAATACTTGGCAAAGAATGCCGCGGTTTCGTCGCTGGCCGGCTTTCGCAGACCCCGCGGGCCTTGCATTAGCACTTCGGTTCGCTCATGCCCGCAAGGCCAGCGATATGTAAGCCGGTTGCCATCGATGGAAACAACCTTGGCACGGTTGCCGTATAGGCCGCACAACGTTTTCGGCCTTTTGATTGTTGCCATTGCTTCGGCTCCTATGTCGAAAGAAAAAGCGCCACCCTGTTCGCGGCTTTCGGCTGGCCGGGTGGCCCCGCCTGTTGGGTTTCAGTTGTCGATGCCGTGGCGGCAAGTGTGAGCATCGGGGCAGGCGGTGGTTTCGCCGCGATCGCAGGCGATGCGAACGGCCTCCTCGACAGCGGCGCGGCTGGTGTATTGCAACTCACCAGCCGCGTGCCGTCGATACAGACCGTCAATCCGCTCGACGGCTTTTGTGAGCGTCGATGTCCAATCGCCTGCGATGCCCCCGGTGTAGTGCGTCTGCGGGGTTGTGCGGTAGCCCTGTTGCGACGAACAGACGCGGCGAGTGCCGTGGCTGCTCATGTAGTTGCGTTGGATCGTGAAGCCGCGGTAGTGCCAAGTATTGTGGTCGATTTTCGTTGCGGTGGTCATTGTCATGGTTCCTTGTGTTCGTGTCGATCGTCCCTGCCCGCCGGCACTGTGCCGGCGGGCTTTTGTCTACTACCGCTTTCGGAACTCAACATAGAGCGCCGCCTGCCCTGCCTTGCCGATTCGCTTCCGGCCTAAGAAGATGCCGCTGGCTTTCGCCCGTTCCTTTGCATCGCGCAGCAACCGGGCCGCGCAATCGGGGCCGAATAGAAACCATCCTTGCGACCGATCGGCCGGAACTCCAAACTCATAATCGTGGAAAGCGTCGATCCGCTGATCGTGTTCCAGCCATACGCCGCGGGCAAGGTTGACTTTCTTGCCGCAGCATTCGCAAGCATCGCGGCCGTTTCCGTTGCCGAAGGCTGCCCGATTGGTCGCGGTGGAATCTTTTTCTGTGGTCATCGTTGTGGCTCCTCAGTTCGTGGCCGCAAGTCTCATTTGCTTGCGTGGGTGTAGTATTGCCATTCGGCAATAAGCCGTCAAGGGCTTGAAAAGATTTTTTTCGGAATCGCGGTTTCCCGCGGGATTGCCGCGGTTTCCGCGGGGCTAGGCCGGTCGCCGGGAAACCACAATCCGCCCGCCGGCCCCCTTCGGCAGTTCCACGCGGCGCCGGCGGCGGCCTACCGTTTCGGTCGCCGTGGGGCTAATGCCGGTTATGGATGCCGCCACCGCGCAGCCTACTAGGCAATCCCACCAATGGTTATCGCGGCCAAGTGTTTTCCACTCGTCAACCGTGCGGCCTCGCGCGGCAGTGTGTACGGGATACTCCGCGGCCAAGTGTTCAAAAAGCAAATCATGGTTGCCCTCGCAAAACGCGATTGCTTCCGGGTCGCCTAGCGTCAGCCGCAGCCGCGCAGCGACGAACGATTTCCAATAGTTGGTATCGAACAGCGCGGAGCGCTGGCCGGCGCTCACTTGCCCGATGCGCCAGTTCAAGCCCACGCGGTCGCCCCGCGCCCGGCCTTGATCGATGATAGGTTTCGCGCTCGCGCCGATGCCGCGGCCGTGGCTAGGCAGGATCGTAGACGCGAACGCGGAGCGCCGCGCGAACGTGCGAACCGTAGAGGTTGATTGCCCCCAGTTTGCATCCACCAGCATTTGATCGACGCGCATCGCCACGCCATCCTCCCGCGACCACTCGCGACCTAGAAGATTGATAGCGACGGCATCCAGCCCCGCCGATAGCGAACCCTCCAGCCCTGCCGCGCCCGTCGCCGCGGTAAGCGTGCGCTTCGCGTGGCTGGCTTCGAAGAAACTCACCGACTGATCGGGGAACGTGCCGTAATCAACCACGGCGCCGCCGAAGGAACGCGACCACGAAGCCACAAGCCAAAACAAAAGCCGCTCTTGAACGTCAACAAACGCGGTGAGCGTTTCGTGGCCGAGCGGTATCACGCCGCGGGGAACGTTGCTGACGCGCGTGGCTAGTTCCCGTTTGTTGAGGCGGGCGGAATCGGTCTGCGATACGATCGGTTCGTTTTGGAACTCTGACGCGAAAGCCGAATCACCGCGATCGATGCGGAGGTTGTAGGCGTGTTGGAGTGCCGTTAGTTCGTCCGCGTTTTTCCGTGCCGGCCAAGCAACCTCAGCGCCCGCGTCCATTTCCGCCTGACGCTCGCGATAGAACTGATCGGCCGCGGCCGTACCCTCGCCCGTGCGCTGGCCGTCGCGCCGCAGTTCGGCATACTGCGCCCACAACTCATCGCGCTCCGGCCAGCGGTAGACGAGTTTGAGGCGCTTGCCCTGCCATGCCGGGTGTTTCTGGCGGTCGAGGAGCCTATCGGCTAGATCATCCGTTTTCACCACCGTCACCGTACACAATCCGGCTATCTTCGTTCCGGGGCCGGCTAGGCCAAGGATTGCGCCTTTTAGGACGGCTTCGCGCGTGGCAACTTGCGACGGGCTGGCGGCGCTTTCGTCTGTCTGCGGGTCATCGATTAGCACAAGCGACGGCCTCGCCTTGCGGCCGTCGCAAGCCCGCTTCGCGCTCATGCCGCGGATACGGCCGGTGATGCCGGCGACCTTGATGATGCCGCCGGATGCCTTTGATCCTTCGATGGCGGGAAACTGCACTTCGTTGCTAGTCCAAACGATAGACGTTGATTTGCCTTGATAGAGTTGCCCGCTAGCCCGCTGGTGGATTTTCTCTAACTTGGCAATGGGGTAGATGGCTTCGGGGAAATCCTCTAGCAAAGATTCGTTGGTTTCGCATTCGATCTTGACGCTATCCAGCATCGTTCGCGCGTGTTCCTCATCGGCGCCCACGATGCAAACGAAATCGCGGTGGCCGTAGAGAAGCGCCCATAGCGCGGCCGTTTCGGCAAGCGACGTTTTCCCCGAGCCGCGCGGCATGGCATACGCGAATAGGTCGCCGCGCAGCACACTGGATTCAATCGCCGCGATCACTTCCAAATGATCCGCAGACCACTCTAGGGAAAACGTCTGCGGGAAATACTCATCGCAAAACGCGCGGAAGGATGCCGCGGCGCGGGCTTTCCTCGCGGGGTCAGCCACGGCGGGCAGTTCGCCAATCTCGCGGCCGGCGGCCGATAGGGATTGAATGCGGGCGGCTGCGGCGGCCTTATGGCGTTCGTAGGCTGCGGCCCGCGATGCCGCGGCGGCATCCGCCACCGCGGCCGGGGCGGCCTTGGCTGCCGGCTTCGCCGGCATCTTACGCGGCGGCTTTGCGGAAGTCTGCGCCGGCGGCTTGGGAGGTTTGGGTTTTTTCGCCATGCTCAATCAGCGGGCAACGCCGCGCGCGTTCATTTGGTCAGCCGGCCGAGCGCGGGCCGCGCGTCGAGGGGCGCGCGTTCGCAGTTCGCGAACTGAAAACGCGGAAGCGGCTGCGGCTTTTGTAAAGCGGGCTGGCAAACAAAGTTTTTTTGTTTTTGCGTAGGCTCGCGTGGCCCCGCCCCGCGTCGTTCCGGCCGGTAGTACCTTGACCACCCCCACCCCCCCTAGGGGGGTGTAGCAAAATGCTACAGTGCGTTTCGCTGCGGAAATATAGGGCTTTTTGATCGCGACAGTGCGAAAGTGCCATAAAACAAGGTGTTTCCGCGTCATGCCGATTCGGCACGCTCTGACCATGCCATATTGTCATATGGTAATAGTCCCTTGTTTTACAGTACGAAACGCATGGCACGCGCGAATACCCCTTATTTCCTAGTGGCAATATGCGTGCTCACGATTTGGGCAACGTCTGCTAACGAATCAATCTCTAGGATTGCTACCCATTTGCGCCCATTGCGACGGTGGCAGACGATCGCGGGAACCCCTTCCGGGGCATCCTTACGCGCCTGATCTAGAGCCGCGTATAGGTTTAGCGCCTCGCACCGTTTGACCTCGACGTGTAACGGTAGGTCTATGCGAACGTCTGGCGATTCGTTGCCGCCGGCATACTGGACGCCACGCCTAGCGCCCGTATCGCCGCCTAGCGCCGCATCTATCGCGGCCGCGCATTCGCGTTCGCCGCGCTTCCCTTTTTCGCGCTGCATCCTGCCCATAGCATCCCCTAGGTTTGCGTGAACGATTCCGCTTCCGCCTTGCGCTCGCGGCGCTGATCGTCTGCCTTTTCGTGCGCTATCACCAATAGCGTCAGCATTAGCCAGCAAAGAAACACGATTGCCGGCACGATGATGGCGGCAGCCATATCCAACGGCTCTAGGCCGCGCGGCCTTACCGGCGTTGCCAATGCCCGTAAGGCTTCCGCGCCTTGGCTTGCGCTTCCATCGCAACGCGGGCAGCCTCCGCAAGTTTTGTACGTTGCTCCTCCACGGTTCGCCGTAGCGTTTCGATTTCGCGCTTCGCCATCGTCAACAACGTGGCGTGTTGCGGTTCGTACATTTTCGACGCTTCCGCTGCCGCCTGTAGTTCGTCGCATAAGTTTGCGCCTCGCATGGATTGCACCAATCAGAAAAACCAAGCCGCAGAAAATCACCAGCGCCGCGGCATCGCTCACCGCATCGATTCCAGCCGCGTAACCTCGCGGGCCGCGTACCACGCGGCCTTTCGAATGTCGAGGATGGCGGCATCCCGCGCGGCCTGCCCGTCGCTGACCTTATGCCCTTGCCGCCAGCAATATTTCACCACGTTCGCGAGGTTCGCCGGCAGCCATTCGACAACTTGGATAGCCTCAATCGCGCGGCCACATAGGCAACGCGCGGGCAGCGCCGCGTAGTGAGGCGGATGGTTGACGGGATCGCTTGATTTCGGCGCCCGCCCACTCGCCGCCTTCGCGTTTGTATCCGCGCGCGAAACGTTTAGGCGCCCGTCATCCTTCGCGTCGGATAGCGGCGGTTGTGGCAACTCGCCCGCGGAGGAATCTGTTTTCGTTTCGGCGGCTACGGCCGCAGCGTCTAGGCTCGCGTTAACGTCGCGGAGCGCCAGCGCCATTTTGTGTAGCGTGTCGTTTTGCGAAGTGAGCCGCGTAATCTCGCGCATGGACGCGGCCAGCACTGACCGAAGCGATTCGATTTCCGCCGCGGCGGTATCCATCAAATCCGATGCCGGTTCCGCGTGCGCGGTATGCGTCCAACGGCGAAGCCGCGAAACGATATCGGTTTCATTTGCCATCGGCTGGCCTTTCATATTGGAAAATGTTCGTTTTTCGTCGGTTTTGGGATACGTTCGCGGCTTATGTCGCTGGCGGCAACGTGTTGTATTTTTCGCAACTACTGCCCAAGCCGTTCCACCAACTCGCGTAGCCGTTCGCACTCCGCGACAAGCCGCGCGATCAAACAAGCATCGTGCCATTCATGGCAATACTTCGAATGGGTTGATTCGCGGCCGGCACGATTGGCTAACCTCTTGCGGGCATCGGCCACGATATCGGCGCCCGGCTTGGTTTCATCGCTCATCGGCTGCGGCCCTCCACGCTTCGCGCGAATCGAACAAATCCGGCGCGGCATCGCCCGCCGCGCTGACCTCAACCACGCCGGGGTAGTGCCGTAGCACTGATCGGGCTACCTCGCGCACCTCGCGCGGGCTGCGAAGCCCGCCGGGCGCGATCAGCCGGCAGAGCAAGCGCCGGGCGCGAATCACCGCGCGGGTTCGTTCGTCTGGCGTTGTCATGCGCTTCGGATTTGCTCCGCGAGTTTCCTTTTCGTGGCTTCGAACGCTTGACGGTCTGCGCCCTCCCATTCTCGCGGCGGCGGCTTGTCATCCGGCCGCCCTATGGCGGCGCCGCGCTGCGGCGGGGGCGAAACGCGGTCATAGGCGCCCGCCAGCACAGAATCCGCGAATCCATCGGCGCAGAACTGCGGCAGCCCTACGGGGGTTCGAAAGTATTTGCAGGCGGCCAGCCGCGGGATTGCCTCTAGCGCCGTCCGTAGCCATTCCGCGCCAGCGGCCCCCACAAGCCGCGTGGCGGCTTGTTTCGGCGCCCGGTTGCTTCGCCACGGTTCCCCAGCGCCAGCCCGCCACGCCTCACGCAAGGCCGCCCAGCGGGCATCGGCTGCCGCTGGTGGCTCTGGCTCTGGCTCTGGCTTGGGTTCCCGCGGAGCCTCACGCGCGGTGGTGGTGGAACCACTCGTCTCCTCTCCTCTATCTCCTCTATCTAGTGTCGCAACACCGTTACGGTGCGTAACGGTCGCGTAACGGTCATGCGTTACGGTAGCGTTACTACAGGAATCTTCGGGGATTTCTTCGTTTTTGTTTCTGTAGGCAGCCTGCCGGCGGGCATTTAATAGCCTAGCCTTCGCTGCTTTACTAAACCTCTCATCCCACCCCGGTAGCCTAGCCTGTTCGGTTTCATCTTCGAACGTAATCCAGCCAACGGCCTCGACGGCGCGCCACCAAGCGGCATCGCCACCGCAGACCATCGATAGAAGTTCGGGGGTAATGCTCGCGCTTCCATCCTCGCTATTGAGCGAGAACCACCCCCACAGTTTCCAGAGCCGGTAAACAGCCGTTTCCATTGAAACGCCTGTTCGCGTCACTAGACGCAACACTTCCGGTTTCGACTCAAGCGATAGGTCGATCGCCACCCATTCACCGGCCATTGGCGCCCCCTTTCGGACTCTGCGGGAACGGCATCCAGTGCGTCACGTTTGCGGGGCCGCCGGCAACTCTCCATTGCCCGCCCCAAAACTCACCTACGTTGTGGTCTGCGCCATAAAAGAAACCTTTTGCACTCTCCCGCCACAGTTCGGGATCGAACGCGATGACGCATTTGCCGATTTCTGGCAAATAGTCATCAACGGAAATCCATTCGCCGGCCATGCTTCCTACTCCTTTCGCGTCAGTTCAAGAAACCATTCCGCATCCATCACCCACGAATCAACCGCGTTGCCGCTGCCGTCATTGGATCGCTGTTCGTAGGTATGCCGCTTGGCAACCCCGTGGCGGATCGCGCGTTGGATATCTGCCAGCGGCGCCACGCGGATAGTTTGGTAGTCGCCGTAATCGATATCGATCACCAACACGATGAGCGGCCAGCGCTCCGCGTAGCGGTCAACGTCTTTCGCATTGATCGTGAACGCGCTCCGCGAGGGGATGCCGTAAAGCGCATCCGAAGCGTGGAACCGAGTGCGCCGGGTTTTCAGATCGCACGGGGCTACGAAGTATGCGTCGAATAGATACTTCGACTCATTCTTCGCGGGGTTCGAAAACACCGAGCACCCGGAAGCAAACACGGGGCCGAGAAACGCAACCTCCGCGCGCTCCCCGAGTTTGCACCATGCGTCTTTGTTTTCGTTTCGCGGTCTGGCTTCCATGCCATTACCCCCGTTGCTGAATCCATTCCCGTTTAAACTGTTCCCAAGGAACCGTAGCCCCGGCCGCCATCCACGCAATCAGCGCTTGCTCTACTAGCGGGTCGCTATTCTTTTCCTGCGATTGGCGCCGGGCGGCGAGCGCTTCACGCTCCCGCCGGCGCCAATACTCCGCAGCCGTCAACCACCGTTCCATGACGATTCCCGCTGCGGCATTGCCTCGCGGATGCACTCAAGCGCGTAGGCGATACGCTCCAGCAACTTCGCAACCGTTGCGGCATCCGCCTGCGGCCTAGGATGCGTGTAATCCGGCGCGGGCTGCGATCCCGCAGACCACCGGCGCCGCTCGTCGATCACTAAAGCCGCCTGCGCGGCGTTAACGTAAACCGGGCCGCACTTGTCGCGCGGTGTTCTCATTACCTTTACGGCATCGATGCTGCCGGTCTGGTATGCGTCCAAAAGCCATTCGTATTCATCGCTGCCGCGCGACCCCGATTGCCGCGCACCAAACGAAGCCAGCGGCACGAAGTTATCGGGGATCGTGCTGGCGTTCCCTGTTACCGTCTGTTTGCAACTCATTCGATTTCATTCCTTTCCGTTTGTTGAACCTCAATCACAACTCCACCGAACCGATAGGCATAAATCGTCTGACCGTTCCGCCTTTTGAAATGAAGCGTGTACGCATACAGCCGCCCGTAATGCGGAACGCGGATATGCTTCGGAAACTTGTCGATAGCGTGGCCTTCGAAGGCGGCCCCGCAAGCGGGGCCGCCCCAAAAGGTTGCCGGCGGCAATGGCTTAGAAGGGGATATCATCGGCGCCCCCTTGCGCGGCCTTCGCCGCTTTGTTGACCTTCATCGGGGGAACCTTCGCGGCCGGCTTCGGCGCCGGGGCCGGCGCCGCTGGCTTCGCCGCTTCGGGGACGATCCAACGCCGAACGCTCGCGCGAGTCTCGCCAGACTTCGGGCCGTTTTGGACGATGTATTGCGACGTTTCGACCGAGCATTCCCGGCCGATCAATGTCGTTTCATCCCAATCAGCCCGCCCGCGTTCCGGTGGCGCCACGCCGCAAGCGCGGGCAATCACCGAAATACGATTGATTTGATTGCAGGGGACGGTGACGAAAACTCTCTTACGTTCGCCGCCTTCCTCGCAGTCCAACCAGATCGAAAGACAATCGCCGCTAGGGTTATCCGGCGCCACGCGCCAACCGTTTTCAACGGTGACGCGATCGATCACGCCTTTGTGGATTCCTTCCGAAAGCGGCTCCCGCGATGGCGGGGCCGCGGCTTCGTTCATCTGATCCGCCGGAAACTGATCCCAATCGATATTCATGTTCGTACCTCTGGTGAGTGTCCATCGTTCCCAACGCGAACCACTCGCGCCGATTCCAAATCCGCTTTTTCCTCCAGCCCTGCCGCATGGCCTAGCGCGTAAGCCATGCCAAGCGCGGTAAGCCCGCTAATCGCGTTTTCCTCAACCATGCGGGTTAGTTCCCCGATCGACCGCGGCCCTTTGTGGTCGCCGTCTAGATATGCTGCCGTCATGCCGTCACCATTCCGGCGATTTCATTTCGCCGCCTTTCGATAGCGCCCTCGATAGTCACCGCTTCCGCCGCGGTCAGTTCGCCGGCATCGCGCTTGCCGGCAACCTTCGGCGCGAGCCGATCCAACTGTGATTCGGTCGCAACGGCGATCCGCTCTAGAGTCGCCGCGAGAGAATCGGATGGCGTGGCAACCGGCTGGCCGGCAGCCTCAAACACGGGCGCGAGCGATTCGGCCGCCATCGGCATTTCAGCCGGCAGCCCGTATCGATTCTTCGCATCGTAAGCCGCGGAGCGTTCCGCGAACATGATTCGTTCGCGGCCACCTAAACCTTTTTTCTTGCCGTCGCCGCCTTCAATCAGCCGCATTTTGTAGGTACAGAAAAGCAACAGGTCTGCCCACTCTTTGAATAGCGGCGCGGTTTGCCTGACTAGTTTCAGTTCGTACCGATCAAACCCGTCTGATTGATCCGGTGGCGAAACTCGCTTTACGGCCGCGTGCGCGATGAAAGCAACGTTTAGCCCGCGGGCTATCAACTGATCCGCAAGCGCGAGGAACCGCGAGGTTCGTTCGGCAACGGCGACATAGCCTTTCCCAAACCCAAAATCCTCAATCGATTTCTTTCCGGCATCGGCGGCAACGCGATCGATCAAGGATCGTTCCGCAGAGTCGATCGTATCGATAACGATCGTTTCGAATCCTTCGGCATCGCGAACCAAATCATTCATGGCGGCGACAAGCGCCATGAAATCGGGGCAATGAATGCGCGCGACGTTTAGCCGCTTGCTGCCGCCCTCAGTGTCGAGGATCAACGCGCCGGGAAACTGCGCGGCCAGTGTTGTTTTCCCAACGCCTTCCGTTCCATAGGCAACGATACGCGCTGCCGCCTTTTGAACTCCGCGGATTATCTGTAGCGCCATTTCAAGAATCCTTTCCTTTGGGGGAATCAACCGAACCATCTAGAGCCGTATTCCGTTCGTCGCGTTGCATTGCGCGATAGACCTCGCGCCGATAGATGCGGACGCTGGCCGGCGCATCAACGCCGATTCGCACCGTGTCGCCGTCGATATCCATCACGACGATTTCGATATCCATGCCGGGGATCACGATGCAATCCCCCGCCTTCCTTCGCAGCCACAACATTTTCCGATTCCTTTCGTGAGGCGGGCGGCATTCCGTTGCCGCCCGCCGGCTAGCGTCCATGCTGCCGTTGGCGATCCATCGGCGGCGCGATATCCGTATCGCCCGCCACGAACAAACTTTGAAAACGCTCGACGCGGAGCGCGAGCGCGGCAACCTTTTCGGGGCTGCCGGGGGCCGCGGCCACGGGCGCCGCATCGTCCATATCGTTTTCGATTTGCAGGCGAACCGCTTCCAGTTCGCCGGCCGCGAATCCGATCGCGTCTAGCAGGATCGTTCGATCGCCCGCCAGCGCCCGCGCCCGCCATTGATCGCCCGCGATCACGTTTGCCCGCGCCTCGCCGTATAGGCGAACGACGTTGCATAGGTGCGCGTGTACCCGGGTGACGCGGCGCAGCCAGCGCGAGAGTCGAGGCGGCAGGCCAGCGGCAAGCCGCGTTCGCCGCCTCACCGCATGAGCGTTGCCGCTGCTCTCCAATCCGCTTCCGACCACCCCGCGCGAATCCTCGCGCATTCCTCCGCGATCAGTTCCGGCGTGGGGTTCCATTCTGCGCGCTGCCCCCACTTTGCGATTTCCCGTACCTCGCGTTCGTGGATTCTTAGATGCCTCGCGACCTGTTCGGCCGTTACCCCGCCTGCTAGCCATTTGCGGATTCGCCTTCGCAGCATTGCAAACGATTCCATCGAACTCCCCATACCCCGGCCATAGCCGCAGTTGCGTTGCCATGCTCCGGGTTCCTGTTTTGGTTTCACGCGGTTTGCCGCGCACAAGACGGGCCGCCGTGGCTCGTCGTAGGGGGATATTAAGGCGACCGATTTTCTCCCGTCAAGGGCAGATTTTCGGGAAACTTACAAACCACCAACGTAGGAAAGCGGCTGGGTTTATGCAGCCTTTCGCGCGGATGATTGCGGGCGATTGCGTAGAAGGAATGGCAACGCTGCCGGATGGCGCGGCTCATTGCGTCATCACTTCGCCGCCCTACTGGGGGCTTCGCGACTACGGCCACGCGGGGCAGATCGGCCTAGAAAAATCGGCGGCCGATTACGTTTCGCGAATGGTGGAAGTGTTCGCGGAGGTTCGCCGCGTGTTGCGTAATGATGGAACGCTATGGCTGAATCTTGGCGACTCCTACCACCGCGGGCAGTTGGCCGGCATCCCGTGGCAAGTCGCGTTCGCGCTTCGCGCGGACGGCTGGCGGCTGCGGCAGGAAATCATTTGGCACAAGCCGAACCCAATGCCGGAAAGCATCCGCAACCGTTGCACGAAGGCGCACGAAACCGTTTTTCTTTTCGCTAAAAGCGATTCGTATTTTTACGATGCGGATGCGGTCAAGGAAAAAAGCGTGGGCGCGTGGAACTCAAAAAAGGGTTTCGGGGGCACGAATAAAAAATCTGCCTTCGATCCGCGATTGCGGACGCAAGGGCATGGAACGTTCCACGCTGACGAAGAAAAAACCGGCCGCAACCGCCGATCAGTCTGGACGATCCCCACGCGGCCATATCGCGGCGCTCACTTCGCAGTCATGCCGCCGGCATTGGTCGCGCCGTGCATCCTCGCGGGAACCAGCGCGGAGGGTTGCTGCGGCGAATGCGGCGCCCCGGCCGAAAGGATCGTCAAACGCGAGCGCAAGCCCACGCGGCCGGGCGCCGACACGAAAACCACCGGCAACGCGGCGCGAGAGGGCAACCGCGATCCGTTGCGGCATATCACGACAACGGAAACGATCGGATGGAAAGCCGGTTGCGAATGCGGCGCCTCGCGCGTGCCTTGCACCGTCTTTGATCCATTCGCCGGCAGCGGAACAACGCTAGCCGTCGCGATTGCCAACGGCCGCAACGGCATTGGTTGCGAACTCAACCGCGACTATATCGCGCTAGCGGAAACGCGAATCGCTGACGCTATGCGGAACGCGAAGCCGGGGACGGCGCGAGCAACCGCGTAACTGGAATGCCTAGCGCCGTCGCGATGGCTACCAGCGTCGAGGCTTTTGGGTCGCGTATCTTCCCCGTGCAAATCATATGCAGCGTGACGGTTGAAAGCCCCGCGGCTGCCGCCACCTTGCCGCGAGTCATCCCCCGGCGCTTCGCGGCCGATTCGATTCGCTGCCCTAAGTCAGATAGGGCAAGTGTCCGCGGACGGCCCCCTAGATTCCTTCCCTTTTTCATGGCGCGATCCCTGCGGTTTGCACGCCCCCGCGCCCCCGCCCTAGACTCTCTAGGACGGGGCCGAAAGCAATACACCCCGCTGGGCTCGAACCAGCAACCTTCGGTTCCGTAGACCGATGCGGCATCGCGGACACGATCCGCGATAGAGAAAATATACCAATGACGCAATCTTCGCGGCCAACTTTTCCGATCAGTTCGAAAAGCACCACTAGGGGGGGGGGGGGGGGCGCGCGTTGGAGGGGATTGCGCGCTGGTCATTTCGGGGGATACTCGCCCCCGCGTGGATTTCCTGCCAGCGGTTAACTACGCATTTCGGGGCGGCTTCTCAATAACTTCATCGCCATGATTTTCACGCCA